CTCCTACCAAGGCACAGCCATCATAGAAAAACATGTTCCAAGGTTCGATGTTCCCCCAACGATCTCGCCATAGTATGGGCAAGTTCTTGGCATGTGGTCTGTGAGTGTCTGTACCCGGACGTCGGATATACTGTACTACATCTACCCCATCCAAGATGTCAAGATATTCACTTCCAGCCCAGTAGGCACCCATGCAGATACCAAGATACCTTCCGCCACGATTGACAAATTCACGCACAGGTTCAGCACTGTGTCTAAACAATGAATCAAATGTGTCTGCATCGCCAATGCCACCAGGCACAGCAATCATGTCTACATCGTCAAAGAACACATCTTCCAATCGATTACGACCAAATATTTTGAATTTATAATGATCGCCTAAGGCTCGCATGAGCCCATTACCGCTTTGTACACTACATTTGGGATCGTGCAAGAACAGGGCTATGGTGGGTTTCATTCAGTATTTAGTGGGGGTTTTTTGACAGTTTTCTTACGGACTTTTGGGCTGAGCAATTTGGCTTCTTCGAGTGCTCGATCAGTAGCAGGACTGGTTCTATGTGGTGCAGGAGAAGCAGGGGGATAACGGTGTGGAATTCGTTTAAACCAACTCATACAGATATTTACATCTGTGCTCAAATCATTAAACACGGACAAAAAAATACCCCAAAATTTGGGGTATCTGCTGGTTACGAGTTCCAGCGCCACTCTATCGTTGTGGTCGATTGCTTTTATTTATGTACGTATATATTACAATGATATTACACAGTTAACATTCTAATCAAACCCACAGTGTCTATGCTGACCAGTAGGCAGTAGTTAGCCAGCATTCCAAACGATTGGCGAGTCCAACTAGCCCAAGCATACATAGCACAACCACTGATCCATATAGGGTAAAGTACCAGGAGAGGGGGATTAGGTACAGTGGTAGCCATCGTAATACTGCACCCAATGCTAATAGCCCAAGCCAGTACTTCCACGACAAACCTAAATGGGTTAGTTTTGTAATCACTTTTGATCCAATCAAAGATGTTGAGAAATATATTGTTCATAAAGTTGTTCACTTGCTAAGTTTTTGCCCTTGGCTTCGACCTGTATATCAAACTGGTCACTAAAGCCCAGTACCCAGTCGTTCACAGCACTATTCCAACAGAAGTCGCTGTGTGCTCGGAGTTTCTGCTTTTTATAACCTCTAGCAAGAAGTTCAGCAAGGTCTGGTCGAACTGTTCGATCATGGTCAACCAAAACGTCCTCGCGACTAGTACTAAAGTGCATTGCAGGACGAACACCGCGCCAAGAGTCAACAACCCGACTTGTACGAACGTCCTGCGGTTCGATGTATTCGCCGGTGTTGATCCAGTGGTGGTGTACATCCAACACAAGAGCCACGTGCTGAGCCACAGCCAAAGTAGTGTCCAATCCATTTGTCATCTCGTCATTTTCGATGGTAATCAAGTTCCTGGCCTCGGGAGTGAGGCGGCCCAGGGTCTTTAGGAATTTAGCGGGACCACCTTTGCCCGATAAATGCACGTTGATCTTGAATCCGTGATCATGCCATTCACTGCCATAGCCCATCCATCGGGCCATATCAGCGTGATACTCGAATTCTAGGATACTGCGCTCTACGATTTCGTCTGACTCACTGGCCAACACACAAAACTGTCCAGGATGGAAACTGAGACGTACGCCAAGGCGTCTTGCGGTTTCGCCAATGGGTGCAAATATCCGGGCGCAGTGATCTTGTATCTCTTGTCGTTGCCACCAGTCAATCCAATCTTTCTCAGTGTAGCCCTGTAGCATTTCACTGCCCAATCGAACCATTCTGCGACCTTTGGGCAAGGTGGCCACACGTTCGATCAGTTTCACAGCGGCAGCGGCATTGTGGTTCATAATATCCCACTGTCGCTGTTCTGCCTCACTCTTGTGCTCACGAAGCCAGCGCATGGTAGTTGATCTGCCGTTTAGGTCACGGTCCCGTGCGTTGACTTTCATGCCCCCACATTCTGAGGGATCATTGAGCCATTTGCAACAAAAGCCAATTTGTGGTATAGTCATGCTGTAATTATACTGTTATTTGAATAATTTGTCAATGAAATAACCATTACAATTAGAGATTAAAATAATTGTATCGGTAAATACAGATACATTAATTTGGAGACAACAATGTTTAAAACTACTATTACTTTTCCAGACGTCATTCTACCGAAAAGTTTTATGACTTCTTTAGATAACTACCTGATTCCTTTGGTCGATTCAGGAAAAACAGATGGTTTAGTTTATACATATTTCAGTGACGAGCACTATGTCGCTTCGCGGAGATGGCGTGATTTGGAAACGGCTCAACAGTATGTAGATTATACATTATCCCTTTTTGAAATAGATATAAGACCTTCAGTGACATCTTCAATTGAAGAAATCATTCTCTAATCAGATCCAAAGTTACACAATGGAAGCCGCCTCCCAATGTGCGGCTATGACGTAATTCCATGGGTATTACCGTGAATTTATAGGATTCGAGTGTTCGAATCAGTTCAATTTGGTTCCGGTCACATATGACTGTGTGTGGATCCACTACCAACATATTCATTGCTATCCATTTTGATGCATACGGATACTCATGAAATCCCTGTGCTACCACATCATTCACCCAAATTTTGTGCCATCCATCGAATACTTGTGGCACGTTATCAAACGTCACACGGCTGGCATTGAGCATGACCAGGCCTTCACGTAAGGGCACAATAGTCGAATCAATATGCACCCCTGCGTAGAAGTTGCACAGTTCAATTGTCACACCCGGAAATTGTTCACACAACCAATCATATGCTTTGCGATTACCACTTGCAGATTCTAGGAACAACATCTTATCTCCCAGTCTACATACATTGGCCGCATCTAGCACAAATCCTTCGTTCCTGGGCATGAACAAATAACGGTCGGCACTATCCACTATGTTGTGGTAGCATTGTAATTCCATGTCTCTACATGGATACATCATGGCAGTGTCAACTATGGTTGATCCGTACACAAGAAGCCGATCACGTGGGCAATAATTGTACATGCCATCGTGAATTTGGAAATTGAGCAGATCCGGACGAACTACTTCTACGCCCAGGCTCATCAGTGTTGTTACAAGACTATCCAAGTCTTCGTTGGTTTCTTCAATTATGCGTTGTGAAACAGGACCACGTGGAACAGGTGTTTCTTTCCAGGTTGTTTTTTCGCCTTCCAGAGCAAACACAGGATCGTTCACAGGCCAATTGGCATCAGTTGCTGATCCTACTACTATGCGTTTGAGTGTACTCCACTCGTTGAAACTGCTGATCATAGCCATCCTGTAAGTTGTAGAGTATATCTTGGATCTAGGCCAAGGTTGGCTGCCATGTGAGGTGCATCATATGCCCATTCAATCACATCACCTGCTCGCCAATTGATTTTAGCAACACCATCATATTCTGCGTAATGCCCTGATTTCCAATCTTCCAAAAACACAACTGCTCTGCGTATGCGATGCTCCTGTCCTTGTAGTTTGAACAATTCAATATAGCGTAGGTATAGGTCGCTGTGTGTGGGAAGAACTGTGCCGGTTGTCATTCTATAGTAACTGGTACCAATGTTTTTCCACCCTAGATTGCTATAGATATTGACAAATTGATTATTCCATGCAGGTTGTGTACTGCGCATGTCGCACATGTCTCCAGTGAATTTAGGGTAGTAGCCTTGGTTTGTCCATTTAACAATACTGTCTGCATCATTGAACTGTTCGTTGATGTACAAAAGTTTTTTAAACTCGTTATCCCAAAATTTTGGAATATGATATTTAATTATTTCGTGTGTTGCCATAAGGTATTACAGTTAAGCCTTGTATTGCAGTAAGTTTACGCCAGGGGTCAACAATGATACTGCCGCTTGGGATTGTACAGTACGGCAATGTATCTGTTTGGCCATCGATATAATTGTAGGTAATTTTGCGATTGTGTGCCCATAATATCACTGCGGGTCCTACCAATTCAGAGACCACTTCTGCAGGATCATCTGCCAAGGGGTCAAGATATCGCACCCCAAATCCGGCTTGTTTCACATAGTGTCCTACCAAGGTACTATATGATCCAATGCAGTAAGCCACATCAGGTTTGTAGGCCTTGCCATGAATCACAACGCTCATACCGTGTTGTTTGGCTTGATCAACCAAGAACATGGCAAGGTTCCGTGCTTGTATTTCTCTGGCATGCATTACAGTATCAAACAAGTCGTAGCCGATATCATACTCTTGGGCCAACCAACGCAAGGCAATGTTGTCACGTGGGTGGCAAGCACCTGCATCGCCCATGCCTGCTGTCATGTACTTGGGGCCCATGATACGCATGGTACTGCGTGACAATGCATTAGTCACAACATCAACATTGATGTGTCCTATGCGCATGGCAAAGTCTTGAATCATGTTGACCAAGCCCACTTTGGCCGAAATAAATGTGTTGTAGAATATTTTGATTGCTTCGCACTCGTCCCAGGTACCAATTTCGTACCGTGGATCGTTTTGCATCACAGTATCATACAACTCACGAAGTTCGCCAGCCAGTGCATTGGGATTGCCATCTTCTGTACCGATCATGATCATTTCAGGATTTACCATGTCCCACTTTACACTACCCATGGCAATCAGGTATGGGTTGTACAAGAATTGGTGCCTGCTGTCCAATCTAGGAACAAATTCCCTGCGTGTGGTTCCCGGCAATACTGTAGAAATCAACACAACCTTTTTGGATTCCAATGCATGGATATTAATTTTGTTTATTGCATCAATCACAGCATCATAACCAAAGTCTCGAGGTTCCAGGTGTGAACTAGGAACTGCACCATCATAACCTTCTGCATGTGGAGTAGGAACAGCAATAAAGATCCATTCACTTTGGTTCACAAGTTCATTGATGTCACAGACTTTTACTGAGTTGCTTGAGCGTGGGTAAATATCATAGCCTCTGACTTCATGCCGCTCTGCTAGGACTTCAGCACAATCAAGACCCAGTTTCCCGATCCCAATAAATCCAATTTTTTTCATATTATGAGTGTACCTTTAGACAGATTATACAATTTTTTAGGCGACGTTTGCAACCATGACGATCTAATAATTTATCGGTTTATGCCACACGGCTCAAGAAATTTGCACGATCTTGTTTCATTCTCGGCCAATCAGAATTCAATCACTGGAAAAGCATTGATGTTTCATGATCAGGAGTGTTTGAATTATGATTTTTATAACCTGCAGGATTTCGAAGATATATCAAAAAAAATCAAGCGATATTGGCTGCCAGAATATAATTCCATGTTTCAACCCCACGCTGATAAATTTCACCACATGTTAAAAAACATGCATCTTCGTGCAAAACTCATTTACCCAATTTTAAATAAAAATGATCAAGTTTTATTGTGTCATTCTGAAAAAAATAGTCGTGAATTAGAACGTTATGAACAGAATAATTTCATTGGTGTGTATTATTGGAGCCACGCACTTATCGCACGAGATTGGTTCAGATACGCCGAATTAGACCCAGCATTGACTGTTGATTTTGATCAAATTACCAAAGATTTTTTGATATACAATCGTGCATGGAGTGGCACAAGAGAATACAGATTGACATTTGCAGAAATGCTTTTGAATCAAAATTTACATAGAGTTTGTCATATAAACTTCAACAAAATTGATTCAGGAAATTGTTATGTAGATCATAAATTTGCAAACACAGAATTATCAATTGATCGCAAAGATATTGAAAACTATCTAGATTCAAATGATGTTGACGCTAGTGCCAGTGCTGATTATAACAATAAAGATTATGTTCAATGTGCTATAGAGGTAGTGTTGGAAACACTATTTGACGATCAACGGCAGCATCTTACTGAAAAAGCATTACGTCCTATTGCTTGCGGACGACCATTTATATTGGCTGCTACACCTAATAGTTTGCAATATCTACGAGACTATGGATTTGAAACTTTTGACGGATTAATCAATGAATCATATGATATGATCAATGACCCGAGAGAACGATTATTTGCTATTGTTGAAGAGATGCAAAGAATTAGTTCTTTAGCACCAGATTTGAAACAAAAACTGTGGCAGCAATTGTATGAGATTTCTGCAAGAAATAAACAATTATTTTTTTCAGATCACTGGCACGATTGCATAGTGTCTGAGTTCAAAAATAATTTTGAGTCAGCAATTAAACGTGTGACTTCTACTGAAAAATATTGGAACTATCTAAAAAAATCAGTGGCCGAAGATGACCTAAACTATCATGATTATCTTATTTTCGATCCAGATAATTTAATTCAATTTAATCCTATGCGTTCTTGACTAGTATGCCGTCCCAACTTCCCACAGGCGGAGTTTTTTTGTAGTCAAGCACACGATTCAATAGATCTGTATAGAACGTATCAAGTTCCCCACCCCAACGTCCCATAAGTCCCGCAATTGCTTGCTCACAATAATTCCAATGTTGTTTACGGTAAGCATCCATTAGGTCTGCATGAATCTTCTTGTATGATTCCATGGTAATAAATTCATCTGGCGTTAATTTTTCAACCAAACAATATGCTGTGACTGTGTTGTCGCTATCAGCAGTGCGAAAAGTATCCAGTTCAAGTTTGATATAATGATCTGATAAAGTATCAACCGAGTCGCCAAATATAATGTTCATTGTGTTTCCTTTTAAATATGTATCATGAGTTTAGCATTTGATTTAATTTCTGATTTACATATCGAAACTTGGCCCACTGAATTCGATTGGACGTACCAGGCCACTAGTCCTGTGTGTATTGTTGCAGGCGACATTTCTCGAGATCGCGATATTCTGGTACGCACTCTTAAACACCTGGGCAAGTGTTACCAAGCAGTATTTTATGTTGACGGCAACGACGAACATTATCATCAATTAGAGGATCTAGGGCACAGTTATAGCGATCTTACAAAACGACTACGTCGTATTCCCAATGTGGTTTACCTACAAGACAATGTGGTGATAGTGGATGGTGTTGCTATTTTGGGCACCAATGGGTGGTGGGGGTTTGATTTCGATTTAGGAATTGATCCCGAACAAGCCTCACAATGGGCTCAAAATAGATATCTCATAAACGAAACTGGAACCAAAGGTATAGCAAGAATGAGCAATACTGATGCCACATATATGATATCTAGTGTGGCTAGATTACAAACTCACAAAGAAGTTCGAAAGATTGTGATGGTTACGCATACTGTGCCAGATCCTGCACTAATTGCACACGATATAGATCTAGATGGTACTATGAGATTCAACACCATGGGCAATAGGCTCATGATGCAGGCCATGGCGGCCGACACCGAAAACAAACTACATACCTGGTGTTTTGGGCATTATCACGGTAGCGTAGATCAGGTTAGATCAGGAATACGATTTGTAAATAATTGTCGCGGTAGAGGAGATACACCCTATGCCAAGACGGTGTATTATCCCCAACGAATTGTTATAGATTTTTAAACCTGGCCCTCGGGCTCGACTCTGATCTGCAATGGATAGTTTTGGGCTCGGGCCAACATGGTTACTTCAATGCCTTTTTGTTCGGCCACTTCATAAGGTAACACTGCCACACAGGCTGATCCAGCATCATGAATATCAGTTGTGATTGTATGAGCAGTATCCGCGGTGTAGTCAAAGTATTCCATCAATGTTTCAACCACAAATTCATATGTGGTTTGATTGTCATTGAGGTATACAACACGGTACATGGGTGGTTCTTTTAAATCCTCAGCAGGTTTAATTCGTGTTCTTGTGTCGCTTTGTGCCATTTCAGTTCCTTGTTGTTCAGTAGGAGCACAATGCCCCTACTGTATTTACACTATTATATTACACAGTATATGTGATAGCAATAGTCTTTGGCTTGGCGTCTTCCGGCACTTCACGTTTTAAGTGAACACTCAAAATACCCAGTTCAAGGTGTGCATTGCTGATCTCCACATGGTCCGCAAGTTGGAATTCTCTACGGAAATCTCTGTTGCTAATGCCTTTGTGCAGATAGTTTGGCTCAATTTTTTCACTATCGGGTTGATACTCTTTGCCTTCAATGATCAAGAACTTTTTGTCCTTGGTCACTGACAGGTTGTCAAGACCAAATCCAGCCACCGCAAGACTAATCATGTACTCATCTTCATTGATTTGTACAATGTTATAGGGTGGATAGTTTGAAGTGGATTGTTGAGTACTCACACGCATGAGATCATCAAACATGTTATCAAAACCGATACCAAATTTGTGAAGTGCGGGAATATCAAAAGAACGAAGGGTGAGAGTTTTTGTCATTTGTTTTCTCCTTTATAATAAGCAAGATGACTTGTGATGTAGCCCCACTATGGGCACTACATGTTTATTTATTATAGAGAAAAAAATTGATTCAGTAAAGCTTCTTCGGCAATTCTTGGTTGGCCAGTTTCTTCTTCCAACGATTCTTTGCGGCACTCAATTTGAGTTTACGAGCGGTGGTAGGTTTGGTATAAAATTCACGGTCGCGAAGTTCATTCAGCAGTCCTGTTTCCATGATTTTCTTTTTGAACTTGCGTAGAGCCCGGTCTACGTTGCCGTCTTGAACTAGTACTGATCTACCCCTGAGCTTTTGCATTCACTTCCTTTAATTCTGTAGGAGTATTTACCTGATTTGTGTCAATAAACACATGGTCGATACCTTCCCTACGATAACGGGCCAAATAGAACATATGGGGCAATAGCACACGCTCTAGTTCCGAGTGCAATCCTCTGGCACCAGTTTTGTTTAAAATAGTGCGATCTGCAATCATTTCTAGTGCATCGGGGCTAAACTCTAGTTCTACTTTGTCTTGCCCAAACAACCAGGAATACTGCTCTATGTAACTGTGTTTGACATCTAGCAAAATACGGATCAAATCTTCTTTTGTGAGTTCGCTGAGTGCTACCCAACTAGGGAAACGTCCCACAAATTCTGGAATCATACCAAACTTTATTAGATCTTCGGGTGTGGTTTGATCTAGCGTTACTGTATCGTTTTTAATTTTGGCGCCAAATCCAATACTGGTTCCTTGCACACGATTTTTAACAACATTGTCCAGTCCCACAAACGCACCACCAGCAATAAACAAAATATTAGTGGTATCAATTTCGATCATCTCCCCCGAAGGATGTTTGCGGTTGCCTGTGGGAGTGACTCTGCACTTGGTGCCTTCTACTAATTTAAGCAAGGCCTGCTGTACACCTTCTCCTGACACGTCTCGTGTGATACTGGCGCTTTCGCTACGTCGACTAATTTTGTCAATTTCGTCAATGAACACAATGCCACGCTGTGTTTTGGCAATATCTCCACCGGCGGCTGCAAACAATCTAGAAATCAAACTTTCTACGTCATCGCCTACATAACCGGCTTCAGTTAAACTTGTGGCATCTGCAATAACAAATGGCACATCCAAATAACGTGCCACAGTCTTGGCCAGCAATGTTTTGCCCGATCCTGTGGGACCAAGCATGAGAATATTACATTTCTCAACTTCCACATCTGGATCAGGATTAGTGATGCGTTTGTAGTGATTAACAACTGCTACACTTAGCACCTGCTTGGCTCGATCCTGGCCAATCACATACCGGTCCAGATGTTGTTTGATCAGCAATGGATCAAGTTCAATGGGCTCGCTTGGTTTGACAATATGCTCATCGTGAAGCAAGGTCTCACAAAGTTCTACACACTCGTTACAAATTGCAACTTGTTCGCCCACTATAAGTTTGGCCACTACGTCTTTATGTTTACCGCAAAAACTACAGGTGTTGATTGATTCATTAGATTTCATTAGGATTCTTTGTTTGTAAGTAATGTGCCACTTGTTCACGTTCGCTATCACTCAACAAGTCCGGATCATATTCACCAGTACTTATTTTATCTATCAGGTGTTCAATGTAAGCCAAGTCGTAAGTGTAACTGTCGCTGAGATTTTTGTCAACTGCAATCCAATTGCTTCCATTATATTTGTACAGCACACTGGGCATGACGTCCACTCGCACAAAGGTGTCACCTTTGTTGGAATTTTCTGGAAAACTGATACCAAAGCCACTGTGACTTTGTCTGCCATCGGCATTGTCGGCCACCAGGCCCATCCAAGGCAATTCGGCAATTTCTCCACGCATAAACTTGTAGCGTTGGTTCTTTATGGTATCCTCAGGATTAGCGAGCTTCCATTTTTTGATAGCGGCCTTAATTTCATCATCATCATCAATTTCTTCGTCTGGCGGCTCAACCGCCGGCATTTTGTCAAACCGTGACACCATGCGTTCATTATCATACACGTGAAGATCAGGTTCGGGTTCATGATGCTCGTCCACGAACTCGTATTCGATTTCAATTGGTGCAAACTTGATAGGTTCCTCACCATCGACATTGTCTATTACATCGCATTTCTTGTTGGGGCAAAACAGGCCAATGCCTGGAGCATCTACCAAGGGTGTGCCGCATTTGTAGCAAGGTATAGGATCATCGGGAGGTTCTGGCACTGACGCTTTTATTTGTTCTATCTGATCCGTGGTTAGCGGACCATCGTCGGGCGGGTACTGGGGTTCGGGTTCATCATGTATGAATCCTCCGGTGCCTTGCCTTGCCCATTCAAACTGTTTGTTGGCAGCCAGAATTAAAGTTAGTGCTAGTGGGTCAAACACCAACACAATCATGATGATTACTAAACGTACAGCACGTTCTAGCACATTCGAATCAGGATTGTCTCCATATACTAATGCCGCAATGTATTTGATTGGACCTACTTCTGATTCAACCTTGCGGAACTCAGCCGCTAGCGGTGCTCGTTCTTCATTAAGACCAGTAATCTTTTTCTGTTCGGTTTCGATGTCAGCAAGTATCCTAGCCCGTTCACGTTGCTGGCCTCTTCGTATTGCAACTGCTTTGTCGGCACCTTTTTCATCTGCTGATCGGCCCATAACTTGGTCCACAGCCTCATCCATCTGTTTAAGTGCCCGGCGGTCGGCTTCAATATTGTCACGAGATATCTTGATCTTTTCATCGTAGATTGCTACCTTTGCTACTGCGTCACCTGATACCAGGCTTTGGTCTGAATGGGCCTTGGAGAGATATCCAAAGATGCCCATTGATGTCAACAGCATCAGGAATGCCACAGCAGGAACCAGATACACCTTGAACAACACTCCTACTCGTTGCCAGTTGTTGTGCAACCAAACAGTGGCCACAATCTTTCCCAGTTCCAATGAGCCGCCCATGATCATCACAGGTATGGCTGCCGCGGAGAAGATGGCTGTCAAGCCTGCTACTGAATAATAAGCGGCCACACAACTAAGCAAGATTGCTGTGGACAGGATGCTGAAACCAAATATCATAGAGTATTATTTACCGGGTTCTACTTGTCGTACCGCATGTTTGATTGCTATCCAGGTACCAAATGCAGGATCTGGCACCTCAAACCACACACGTTCTGCATGTCCATCCAGGCGCCAGAGACTGGCATGTTCAAGTCGCCGTTTGACATGGGCTTGACTACGCCAGTTTCGACCAAACTGTGCTCGTGCTTCTCGCATGATATCATACCATGTGTCCACACTTGACAGTTCGAAATATAATTTGTGCATGGGCAAGGCCGTTGTTTTAAGAGAGTCAAGGGACGGAAGCATGAAATCAGTGGCTTCTATTTTAACAGACATTTACATTCCTTTCACTGTGATTTCCAACTTGAGCATACACCGGGTATCAGCCGGTTTTGACTCATTGCTGAGTCTTGGACAGTGTCTCAACCTTGTGGGCATTATATCTACCTGCCACGGCTATGTCGGGCCCGGGCGTTCACGCACCCCGCTCATACCATTAGATCGCCACCATTTTCTTGCTCATGCACAAAGTTATTATACATGAGGAGTGGTGACAGTGTCAACTTACTGTTGTTCTAAACTCAATGGTCCATTAAACCAAGTTTCTGTGTCATCCTGGCTCCAGCCTTCGCCTTCCCAGGCATCATAGCCTTCTTCGTCCCAGAGTTCATCCATGCGTTGTTGTTCTTCCTCGCTCATGTCTTCAGGATATTCAACATCTACCCAGCAACCATCATCTAGATTGTCAAGTTCAAAGTCATAGTCGGTGGCAAATACTTCAAGTCCGTCAGGATTTTCTAAATCAATATCAGGTCTTTCGTCACTTTCACAATACACTGTGCCCCAACGAAAGCCGGTGCTACGTTTGATTATTTTTCCGTCCTTGTACCAGAACTCAGTCTCTACGACGTTTTTCTTTTCTAGTGTTGTAAGTACCCATGTAGTCATGATTATTTCCTATCCCCAAACAGTTGTAACAAATTCAAGAACAAGTTGATAAAGTCCATGTAGAGTGTCAACGCACCACGCACCTCTGCGGCATCAGTAGTTTCTACACTGAGTTCTTCACGGATCTGTTGTGTGTCATAGGCAGTCAGGCCCAGAAAGATGACAATGGCCAGAGCAGAGATCACCATCTGCATCACGGTGCTGCCAATAAAGATGTTGACTATACTGGCAATACAGATGGCGATCAAACCAACAAACATAAACTGTCCCATGCTCTCAAGACTGTGTTTGGTAAAATATCCATAGCCACTCATGACCGCAAACAAGATGGCTGACCCCATGAATGCACTCACAATTGACCCCATGGCAAACACAGCAAAGATCATTGAGAAACTCAGGCCCATCAAGGCCGCAAAGCCATGTAGGCATAACTGTGCCACTGGTTTGCTTGGATCATTGCCCAGCACCATGCTCACACCAAATATGGCTGCCAAGGGTGCAAAGATCACAATCCACTTCATTACACCTGTAAAAAAGAACTGTAGCAACTCAGGTGTGGTTCCCACCCAGTAACTGACCAGCATCGACACGATCACTGCTAGACTCATGTGTCCGTAAACACGGCCCATGGCTGTGTTGATTTGCTCTGCTGAACGGTATTGTTCATCATTAAATATAACGGTATCATTCATAATATTCTCCTTTAAGGTCTATTGGTTGGCCACTTGGTAGCGTCGGCCATTGCTTCATCTTCTACGCTGAGTATTTCTACATAACTACTGCACTCTGGACATACCATCTCATCGTCTGCATTATTTAACGTATCGTCAATGGGACCTTCCCATGCACAGCCTTTACAGGCACAATTGATGAGTTTTAATCCTTCTGCCGCATCTGATGCCGTCAATGCTTCAAACTCTGCTTTGAGTTCTTCCAGTGCATCTTCTAGATCCATTACTCGATCTTCTGTAGTGCCCGCATCTGGATCTTGTGCAAGTCCGCGCCATTCTTTGATCTTGATTATCTTGTCTGGATCATCATAGTCCTCTTCAACTGTCCAACTGTTGACCCAATTGGATCCTGTCCACAATCCGCGATGTTCCCAGGAGTTTTTGCCTGCAGTTTTGATCATGTACTGACCCACGTGTACTGGTTTGACTTTCTTGGGGAACCATTCGGTCATTTCATACTCAATGTCATCCATGGTGGCATATTTTTCCCAGGTGTTTGAATCCTTGATCAAGTACAAACCAAACTCCGAGCCTTTGCCATTGGTATCGCCACCCCAGTTGTCGATTTGTTCACCATCGTATTTGACACTATTGATGATGTCACAGCCGTCAATCTCGTCGTAGCCCAGTTCCAATTTTGTGATGTCAAATGGTTGCTTGAGTTCAATTTCACCTTCAAAGAATGTGCCTTTTTCACTGCTGACCCCGAAGAATACCACAGTACCCACAGGGTTCATACCAATCCAGTATTCCTCGCCACCGCCCCATTCAGGTTCAGGGTTGCCATCATTGTCTTCATAACCTGTAATATCTTCTAGACGTTTTTCATAAATGGTATCACCATTTTCATCGTCAATTTGTACCGTACCAGCATTGCGGTCAAGACCATGTTCGTGACATATATTGTCGCAATCATAGTAACTGCCTGGTGTGAATGGCCACATTTCTTCGGGAATATTGTTTTCTTCTGCGTAGTCACTTTGCCAGGCAAATTCGCTGAGATCCAATCTACGATGTCGGAAGTAATCGTAGATCTTGCGATCTACACTACCCATGATATACTCACCACCGTAACCCCACAAATGAATCTTGTAGGTACGTGGAGTAAATTTTAAAACTTCAATAAGTTTTTCATGTTCTTTAACTGTAGCCATTTTAGTCCTCTATTAAAAAATATCCCGAAGCCGGGTACTGCACTTGTAACCATTCCAGCAGACCTGGTTCCCATGGTAATTGTATTTCTAAATTTCGAGATGAAATTTTCATCTATAACTCTTGTCTAGTCGGGTATTGGTCAAACCTGCAATGGTCTGAAACTGATCCCAAGCATCTTTCACTGCAGGACGATTCATCATCTCTGAATCAGGTAGCACAGTTTCCAACCATATTTCAGGGCGACGAGCAGGATTCCATCCAAACTTGCGTGGCTGGTGGAACTTGCCTGTTTCCCAAAGTTCAATGCTGACGCTTCGGAATCGATCTTCATCTGCATCCTCGTACTCATACCATTCAGGATTGCTACCAAAGCGATAGCCTTTCCAGATACCCTGCCACTGTTCATCATCTCGTGGATCAAAATCTGTACGAGTGATCAGCACAAGGACATCCGCAATGTCCACTCGACCTTCTACAATGTCTTTGACGCATCGGCTGTAACTGAGTCCAATTTTCATTTTTGTTCCAAGTCATTTAATAATTCAAAATCTATTAGAGGATGGGCATTTTTAAAATTCTCAATTGAGTTCACAGTATCAGTATAATCTGAAACTATTGCAAAAATAATTCGAGAAGTTTCGATATTTTCGACGCTGTGACACCTTGATACTTCGTAAGCATACCATTGATTTTTTTGGAATCTATATTGACCAAATTTTGATACGCTATCATAATGATAATTTACAGCACCATCAATGTCTGTATCTTTGATTGCATCGTAAAAAACTGTATCAACATTATTGCCGCCCGTTTCTAAATAGTAATTTAAGGCCACACCACGCTTTCTGTCAACATGTGGAGGCATGCATGCCGGTAACAGTTGAGTATTTTTCATAACACCTATTAGACCTGTGATAGGCACATTGAAAAATTTTCCATATTCTTGTTGGGTTTGTTTTTCTAGCAAGGACCTATCAAAATAATGCAAGGCACTGTTTACTGTTTGATTGTGAAAGTCATCTAACCATTGTTTCTTCCTTGCATCTAATACAAGTGTTGAAACAAAATTATGTATAGATGTGACCAATCCCGGCGACGGGGGCGGCAGATCTATTTTGTAAACTTGAATCATTTATTTTCTGCTTTTTTTTCAATGGGCGGAGGAAAGTAAGGCTCAATTATGTAGTGTGTGCTGGTCCACCAGCCAAAGGCAGTGATCATGCCTGCTACAAATATTTCAAGTACCATCTTTTATTCCTAAGGTCATGGGTGCGTGATCCAACACATCTTGATCGTTTTTACGATAAAAATATGCATCGGGATCTGTGATTGTGACACACAAGTCACTGTGGTGTATGTCATAGTCCACAAAGTTGTGATCAGCATCATACACCCGAAACACATACTCTCCGTTGAATAAATCTAACAAGTGTCCGCGAACACCATCTGCTGATATTGGTTTAGTCATATACAAATTATACAAGAAGTTGATTAGAATGTCAACTGACTTTTGGCATAACCAAAATAGGTTATGGTTGCGGCACCATTGCTCCAAGAATTGCTTATAGCAAAGTTCCAAGCACCGTTTATCCGGACCGGAATCATAATGCCTGCGGTGTTGCTGTTACTGCCACTCAGCAAGTTGTAGGCCTGAGTCACAGTATTTAGGTAAGAGCGTTTGGCCTGTGTGAATGTGCCTGTGCCCGAGTTGATCCAGGCCTGATTGGCACTGTCAGCCGTACCACTTGAACTCATAGTGTTGTTGGTGTTCATTAACCAAATATCTAACTTGCCATCACCGTTTAAATCAATCAACTTTGGAGTATAACTGGCCAGGGCACTTTGATTGTAGCCACCAACAAATGCAGTGTCAGTAGTTTCGGTAAATGTTAAATTGCCCTGGTTAATGTATATCTGCACCTGGCTTTGTGGTCCGGCTGTGTTGGTTACTGAGTTGTCATACAAATAACTAACTACCACAATGTCTAACCAGCCGTCACTGTTCAAATCTCCCACAACACAACTCACGTCATGACTGCGCCCAACGGATGTGGTATTAGATCTGTCAAAATAAGGAACTGGTAATTCTGCTACCTTGTAATTTTGTAGATTACTGTCAAGTTTGTAAATCCACGTGTCCTTAAAGGCAGTAGCAACACTGACATCAACCACAACAATCGACGTGGCTCCTGAACTGTCAAGATCTCCTGAACACAATCCACTACCGCGAAATGCCTGTGAGCCAGCCCAACCGCTGTAGTTTGGCATGTATGTAAAACCATTTGCCTGGTTGTTTATCCAAAAATCACCATACTGATTGGCAATATCCAGCCAGCCATCCTTGTTGAGATCTATAACCGTAGAACCATGACTCCAAGTTAGGCCTGCCACATCCACACGCAAATGACTTTGGCCTGAACGACTCATAAATGCTACGGACTGATTTGATTGACTGGCCAAATCGCCATCAGTAAACCCTGCAAAAAAGATATCATCAATGCCGTCATGATTAAAATCAGCCACCAGGGGATAATGCACTGACAACGCAAAGTCACCGCCTAAAATGTCCGTTGTTGCATCTGATACGCCACTGGCAGTGATTTGATATATTTTCACGCTGGGCACTGTGATACCAACTAACCAACCACTAAGTACCACATAGGTACTGCCATTACCTTTGAAATCACCTGTGACTAAACTGGGAATAAAAGGATTGCTACTACTCGCGGCATTTATGCTTGATATTGATGCATTGGTGGTAACCATAGTACTACTAGAACTAGATGTTCCGGACCCACCACCGCCTCCACCACAACCTGTTAGAGCCACTGCCAGGGCAGAGATTACAAGTGCAAGTTTCATAACAATCCTTTAGTTTCTATCAACTTTCACACAGATATATCCAGTTCGTTTGTCTTTGGTTTGAGACAAACGTTTTTGTTCTTGGCGACAAGTATTCCAAGATGTGAAATAGTCTAATGGCTGATATTCCAACGTCAGCGAGCCACTTGCAGGATTTTGGGCCACCATTACTGCCACCAGTACTATTTCATACAAAGGAGTCATCATACTTTCTCCCCTGTATCAAAATCTCGGAATCTCAAGAATCTTGGGAATCTGAGACTGTAGGTTCCGTCTTGATTTTGGGTGACTGCGTCCGCTTGCACTTCAACCAAGTGACCAAGTAACTGATCCCTATTGGCCCAATACTCATCACGAACAGTATCACTAAAGCCAGTACCAACATTAACATGAATTCTACGGTCATTGTCTTCTCCTTCACAAATTATAGCACCCAACCGACCTGCATTGCGACCAGTACCTTCTTCAAACCCAATAATGTTAAGATCAACTGAGATTGTAGGTTTCCATTTCATCCACGAGTCTGAACGTTTGCACTCGTAGGGTGCGTCCATACTCTTGATCATAATACCTTCAAAACCTTCAGCCACAGCATCCTCAGCAAAACGATTCATGATGTCATGCCCTTCGGCGGTGTCCAGATCCACTTCTAAACCGTTCATTATACGTAAACAAGTGGTTTCTAAAAGACGTTCCTTGGACTTTTCAAGCCACTCAATGCGTTTGTACTGTTGTAGGTTGCAATGTCCTTCTTGCAATGACTCTAGAGGAATGATATCAAATATGTGATACACCATGCCTTCAGTCACAGCATCCGTCTTGCGATGTGCCTGCTTCATGAGTTTCTGGAAACTCTCGCCCACAATCTCGCCGTCTAATACAAAACGTCCACCGGTGCCACGACCCCATTGGAAATGCTTGCGGGCATCTTCAATGGCATCTGCAATCTGTGGGAAGTTCTCAAACTCTTTGCCATTGCGACTGAACAACGTGACATTGGCACCATCAACCACTGCTAACACACGCACACCATCCAGTTTGACTTCTAGCCGTTTGATGCCTTTTAGTTTCTTGGGTTGGTCAGTAGAATCTTGTGCCAGTTGACAAGTAAACACAGGAATTTTGTATTCAGTTCGGCCCAGTACTTTGTTAAGAGTTTTTTCTGAAATGCCACAACGCAGGTCTTTGGTCATGACTCTACGGGCCAAGTTGTTCCACTCGTCACTATCAAACATCTGGCTCATTTGCTCAATGCTTTCTCTAGCACGATTGCCTGTGATGTATCGGGTGCGAAGTGCTTCCAGCAAGGCCCAGAATTTTGTCCAAGGGTTGGGCCGACTGGTCAAGCCTTCAGTTTCAGGAACTTGACGGATGTTGAATGTATAGAAAGGATTGTAAGCCTGGTAGCAGTTAAAGAGAAAACATTGTGCATCAGCACTGCCCAGTTTGGCGGCCATCAATGCTTTTTCAATTGTTTTTTCTTTGTGTATGCGACTGTCCGAACTTTCTAGATCACGGATCCATCCTGCCGCCACTATGCTGTCAAACCTTTCGTTTGAGAAGTCGGTTTCATTCATATATTTAAGTGATTACCACGATGAGTTATAAAACACTTTTAAACCCAGGAACAATTCCGCTCGGGCTTTCTTGATGAACTCAAGATCTTGTTCTTTGTAAAAGTCATCTGACTCGTTGCCAAAAAAGAATCCCTGCGTACTCGGCAGTTGGTCATGTGTTATTGCACGTTCCAGTTCATCCAGATCCTCCCAGGTCAATTCAAGTTCGATGCCGTTGAATGATTTATATGAATAACCTTTTTCCTTAGCCAGTCGCTCCATCCAACCATGCAGGTTAGGATGTTTACGCCAGTAGGCGAGTTCACGTTGACCAGTTTCGTAGTCTGCTTCTGCCTTAGCGGCGGTGTATGCATACATGTCCAGACCCATTACTTTGCTCCTTGATGATGTTTAAATTCGCGTTTGAGCCAAAATTTATATCGGTTAAAATATTCTTGTGCGGTTAGTTGTGGTTCAAGGCCATAACTGATCAGTTCGTCAACATGCTCGTACCACTTTTCTCTGCACCAAGAACGGAAGTTCATGCTGTCACCATCTGTCCTTCAACAATCTCCAACATGTTTGCCGGGATCTTCCACAAGCCGCCGTCACGGTCATTACGAACTGTGACATACTTGATGGCAATCTTTTTCACTGTGCCTGTGGCACCTGCGGGATTTTTAGAACTGACCCAACGCACTCGAACGCCCACGTCTAGGTTGCGTTTGACCTGCTTGCGAAGACTGATCTGATTGAAACGGATGGCGTCAGCCATACTACGAAGTTCAACATCGGTCCACGTGCCAAACATGATGGCAGAGTTGAGTTGCTGGATGTCTGTGAGTCGTTCCATTCTGGGCTCCTTTTAAGTTTCTATACAAGTATTATAACAAATTGGGAATTTCTGGTCAATCCACGTAATAGTGTACGGACTGTGAGAGCGCAGACAACTTGTCCATGATGTCTCTATACACTTGATCGCATTCTGCCAGTTGGTCGCCACTGCAACAGGATTCGTCTAGCATGGTTTCAACTTCGGCTAATTTTGCAAGAATTGCTTCGCGCATATCTGACTCCTTTTTACTGAACATGTGTATATTATAGCAAAAGAGCATTTATTGGTCAACCCAAAGAAAAACCCTGCACAGGGCAGGGTTTTTGTAGTACTAAAGTATTACTTTTTAGAAACCGCGTGTGTAAGCAATGGCCCAGACCTTTTGGTCGTTGTCGCCTTTGACACGGTCGTAACGCACACCAATAGAATCAACTTTGGTCACGGCATATGAAACACCTGCACGAACTGTGTGTGTTTGGTCGTTGTACAAACCACTGTCGGCCGCACTGCGGAAACGATATCCAACTTTGGCTGTCAAGCCAGCGACTCCTGGAACTGGTGCAGTGACACCTGGCTCAATTGAGTAGTATGAGAAGTTGGTTGTGTTTGTGTACTTTTGACCCAATGCCACACGAGTATAGCCATTGATGCCTTCAGCCATCGGCATTGTACCAGTAACACCTGCTTCCAAGCGTGTGCTCAGAGCGTTGGTGCCTTCAGTTTGTGCATTACTGAAAGCCAAGTCACCAGCGAACACGCTCGTGATATCTTTCTTGATACCCAAAACACTTTGACTTTGACCGGCGGCACCATTGTTATTGATGCGCTGACCTTCGACCGTGAAACTGTCGGCTGCAAATGCAGTACCTGTAATGGCCAAGGCCAAAATTGCAAAAATTTTCTTCATTTAGTTTTTCCTTTTAAAAGTAGAATGACATAGTCAATCTATATTATATATGCGTATTTGTACTAAGTCAATACAAAATCAACCTCAAAATAGCCAATTTGATCAGGTAACTGGTTCAATTACCGGAATCGGTGCTATGTCTGGATTGCTGGGTATTTGATTGGTATTATATAAACCGGCCGCACTCAATCTTGCATTGTTACGACCTTCACGCATGGCACCCACGATGGCCTGCCCACCAAGGGTTGTGGTGTCGGAGATGTTCTCCAAAAACTCAGCCGCATCGCCTGAGGCTGTGAGTAGTCCGTAGTAAGGCAAGTTTTGTACAAAAGCATACACACTATTCTTATCGCCGGGCTGTAACAGGAAATAATCGATACCGGCCTCAGTAGTATACTTGGCACTCAAGTTCATTAAGTTGGCCATGTAGGTCCAGGCTGTGTTGAGTATGGTTATATTTGGATTGCCACTGAGCGCGGCAATAGCCGCGTTGGCATTGGTAATTTGCGTTTGAACTCCAGCATCGTTGACTGCTGACAAAATATTTACGTATGCTGTGTTCAAGGTGGCAAGACTGCCAGCACCTTGCAAGGTGTTGATGGCTGCGGTGGCAGTGGTCAATTGTGCGGCAAAGTTGTCGCTATCAATGGCTAGACCTAATACATCATAAGTGGTAATAGTGTCATTAGGTCCTGTGCCTGTGGCCATTGTGGTTGAAATGTAATTAGTTACTGAACTGTCAACTGGTGTAGTTTGCGCTTGAATCAGTGGCAAGTTGGCCATTGTACTAAGGCCGCCTAGTGTAGTAGGTGTCCAATAGGCAGTATTGTTGATGTTGGTTCCAGCAGGTACATCAGTTGTGGCACGGTAGTAAGTAGGCACCGGAGAGCCATAACCGACCACAGCATTGGCTAGGTATGGTTGTGTTACATTCCAAGGATTGTCAACGTTGCCTAATACTGTATCTGCTAATTTTGGCAATGTAGTAGTAGGAATATTATTAATTTGTTGAAAGGATACCTGGATGGCTTTGTTAGCAGTGGCCTGAGCAGGTGGAATAATTTTACCTAGTTCATCACAACCACTTGCCGTGGGCAAGTAACTGTTAACTATAGGAGAGATGCTGGAATTTACTGCGCCAGTTGAGTTAAAAATAGGCACCGGGCCGTTGGGACTAGGAGTTTGCAATGATGCATAACTCAATGGAAACATGATCACTGGGTTTAACAAATCATCAAGACTATCAATTCCCGGAGTAGTTACTCCCAGAATATCTAATATCTGTGTTAATGCATCGCCCGACAATGTAGTAATTGCATTGTACGCCATCAACTGTAATTTATCAAACTCGTTTTGTGTTAGGCCTGTGGGATTGTTCAGTCCCACACGATTGTCATTTACTAGATTAGCAATATCAGTGGCCGATAGTCCCATGCTGATTAAGACATTTTGCAAATCAGGAACAGTGCGTCCCCGAATACCGGCCAATGCAGATATCTGTTGCAATAGTCCAGCGGGGGTGCCATACAAATCCAACTTGCCCATGTTCCACAAGTTGCCTTGATTGGCCAGGTCAACTCCAAAATTGGGCAAGTCTGTTGATACACTGGCAATGTTGGCAGTTACCAAATCACTCATGTTGGTAAACAACGGACCAAGATACTGATTGGCATTGGCCGAACTGTTGATATACTGATTGGTACTGGCAATATAGCCTTGCATGGCCACAAATCCTTGACCAAACTTGCCCGCATCGCCATTGCCAAGATAGGCCGCACAAGTTTGTTCTATCAAGTTTGAAAATCCCGATGGATCAATTGTGCTGCCGTCCACTGCGCCAAGGTAATTGATCAAGTATTCACTGTTCAGGTAAGGATATGTGCCCACAGGAGATTCTGGTATACTGTTGCCCAGTGCAGGACATACTGTGGCACCAATTCTCAAGAGACTGTTCAAGGTAGACTGTGTGGCAAAACTCTGTGCTTTGTAAAAACTCACTGCCGCAAGAAAATTTCCAATCACAGTGGTAGCATTGAATGACTGAATAGCAGTGGCCAATGCGGCAGGAAAAGGTTTTAGACCTTGGTTTTGCAACAAGGCCACAGATGCTGTTAACTGTAGTGGACTGAGAATACTGGGCATTATCCCGCCCTTACATTGGTACTACCGCCAGCACGGGAATGACCACAGGTATCTGTACATCCAGTTGTGATAATTCCTATCCCGCCTGCCTTTACTGTGCCACTTCCACCTGTTGTGGTAGCAGCCTGGTGTGGCGGATGCGGGCGTCCAAATGGTGCGTGACTGCTCACAGGATTACCATTAACAGTGACTGGGTTACCATTCACACGTACAGAGGCAACACCTCCAGAGACTACTCCCCCTGCACCGTTTGCATCACCATCTCGCTGTACTGCTGGCATGTTACCCCAATATAAGTTTCTTGTCCGGAACTTTGATGCCTGTGGTTGCTTCGATGTATTTCATTTTGACAGCGTCTTCAGCATAGGCATAAAGTGATATGCTGTTGATATTTAGTTGTATTTCCCGCTTGATATCTGCGGTGAACATTGAAGGCACAAGTCCCATGCCTTGCGGGCCCGGAGCCACGCTCACAGGGTCACTGACAGTGATCCATTCAGTACCAGGTTTTTCAACGCGGGCAATTAACTCTTCCCCAGAGTTGAGTTTGAAGGTGTACACTTGATTTTGGTCGAATTTCATTTTAAACTTTCTGTATAACAATTTGATAGTTGATCATTTTGACTTTTATATGATTTTGGAACATGTTTACAAAAGCATCAATTGACATTTTAGGACGATCTAATACGTCTGCACCGTCTTTCCAAAGATAATCATCAAAAATCATGTATCCATTCTTTTTTAACAATGCAAATGCCATCACTGAATCTGCCAACACTTCGTCTGCACTGTGACTGCCATCCACATAGACAAAATCAAATTGGGCTTTTTCTACTATTAGTTCGGCTAGAGCATAAAAACTCAGGGTTGGCATGAGTCGTATTGTTTGTCCCGGCAACCGGGCTAAGTCAGTATTGTGACGGAACACTTGCTCAATTAAGTTTGGTGCCGGTGCCTGATCATTTCGAAAAGCACTAAGTGGTTCATTCGCAAAAGGATCTATGCAGGTGATTGTACCATTTTCGGTTAATAAATTTTCCAACATCCAACAAGTGCTACGACCTTCGTGACAACCAATCTCTAAAATTGACGCCGGAGGTGAATCCATTTGTTCTTTGGTATATTCAAAATTTATCAGGCCGTTTGTAAACCAATCAGCAGTAAAAAATTTGTTGGTTTCAAGAGTTGGTATCTTTTCTTTCAACCAGGCCATGGTCATCGATTTGGCATCAACTGAGCCGTTTTCTAAGTTCATTAAATCCTCCTACAAGTTCTTCATCTAAAAATACCTGTGGCAATGTTCGTGCAGTTGGTACTGCTTCTAGAAGTTGTTCTTTTGTCCAGTCTGTGGACACGTTACGTTCTTCGTATTCGATGCCTCGGCTTTCTAGTAGTGATTTGGCTTGAACGCAGAAAGGGCACTGGTCTTTTGACCATACAATTGCTTTCATTATTATTCTCCTTGTAGTTGTGATGTGTCGTATGTTTTGAAAAAGATGTCTTTCTTAACCGGGCCGTAATCACCAGGGCCATGACGCACAATGTAGTCGTTGCCACGAGTGTATTCTAAGTTGCCCCAGGTGGCTTTAATTATACCGTCATGATCTGCTAGTTTGGCCAGTTTAGTAACGCCGCCTTTTGGTGTGCCAGTACCATCTCCGTTATCATCGTACTTGCTGTGAAAGTTATCTGGATCCATGGGCCAGAATTCTCCTTTGGCACCTGGGCCCATGATGTAGTGACCCTTCTTGTGCGGAACAGGACCTTCTAAAGTTTTAGTAACACCGTCCTGTTGAGCAATAGTATATGGAACAGGAATAGGCTTTTTAAAAGTTTCGAATCCGCCGTCACGAAACCATGCATCTGTAACGCCTTGCTCTTCCATTAAATTAATTAAATTTCTCATAGTTCAGGTAATTCCTCGTAATCAATTGAGTCACTCATGACGCCAATAACATAGTTAGTTGACTCGTTCTCCTGCAGTGCAGTTTGTTTCTTGCTGGTATCTACATGTTTGGTAAACCATGGAATAGGTGTAGAGCGCGGTGCTGGCTCAGTATATTTGATGCCAATTTCTTTCAGTGCCGCATTGGCAGTGTAGTCCACAAAGTCTTTGAGAATATTGGCATTGAGTCCTATCACAGGACCTTTCTGGAACAGGTAATCAGCCCAGGCTTTTTCTTCACGGATCACCTCCAGGTACATTTGATACACTTCAGTCTCACATTCCAATTTGGCTTCAGCAAAACGTGGATCTTCCTTGACCACTTGATTGATCAACCAGCCGGTCCACTCTTTGTGTAGCAGTTCGTCCTGTAGGATTAACTGAATAATGTTGCCATTGCCAATAAAGATCTTGTTTTCTACCATGGCTAGGCTTGTGGCAAAACTCACCATGAAGCGAAACGCTTCCAAGGCATAGGAGGCATTCAGTGCCAACCAAATGGCCTTGATATGTTCGCGTTCAGCAAACTCTTCTAGTAGTTCTTTGCGACAATTGATCATGTGCAAGCGATCGTAGTAGTTGCCCACACTTGATGCCATGTCTACAATCTCTTGTGTGTCGTGGATTGTGTTGAACACATCCTTGGGCACGTTGTAAATGTTGCGAATGATGTGACTGTAACTGCGAGAGTGAATGTTGGTTTCAAAGAATGTCCAGTTGTAGACTAAACTTTCTAGTTCAGGAATACTCACAACAGGTGTAAAGATTTGGCTGGGGCCACGACCCTGCAAACTGTCCAAGGCTGTTTGACGCAACAGGTTACTTGTGAAGATATGCTTGACTGTGTCCGATGCGTCTTTGAAGTCTTGTGCGTCTTTGGTCAGAGAAATTTCTTCAGGTACCCAAAAGAATCCACGTGCTTCTTGTTCGTACTTGACCAGTTTATTGTATTTGACTTCTTCAAATCGTTGAATGGTCACAGGACCTGCTGGATCCAGGAACATTTTTCTTGAAAGATAATCTGTTTTTGTTTTTAAATTGTATTGTGCTTGACTCATTTGTATTTTCCTGATGCAAGTACTATCTTGCAAATATGTTCTAATCTCTCTATGTGCTCATAGGCACGCCATGGTGTGACATCAATTGCCACAACCC